GATACTACAAAAATCATAAATAAATTTGATATAGTCACATTGATAGACTATATCAAATTTCCGCGAATAAAAATATGTATCAATAAGAATGATCGCTACTATAGTACTAAATTTATTGTAGAAACTACAACTGATTTTTTAAATACATTTGTTGCGTCCGATCTGTATAATCCACAGCTAGTAAATTTATGAAGTGGTGTCTGATTCAAAGTCATTGAAATATTATATATTCCAAATTATTCAGGCACTCGACACTGCTCAGAAAAATGCCCGATTCACACATTATGATTTACATCAAGGGAATACAATGGCCAAAGTGTATGATGTACCGGCAATAAATAATGTTTAAAAATTGATTATATACAGCATATAATCAATTTTACAAATGTATTTTCGGATTCACATTTTCAGAACAATTACGTAGTTGATTGCTTATTTTTTAATTTTGCGACAACGACCAGTTGCAGGATTACATTCCTTTCCTTGTGCTTCGCATTTTTGATTTTTTTCTTGTGTACATTTATTTATTGACAACAAATTAATAATTTCTGGATTTTCTGTTTCATTTATTGAGTCCAAGTATTCTTTGTAAAGTGTTATTGCTGTTTTAGAAAGTTTATTAGTTAGAATTACACCGTGTTCTAACAATAATTTAATAGATTCCGTAGATGGATTGTATTGTGCTATGAAATGTAGAGGAGTAGAGCCATCTGATAGCTGTATATTTGGATCTGCGCCATGATCTAATAATAATTTAATAGATTCCGTAGATGGTTTGTGCCGTGCTATTAAATGTAGAGGAGTAGAGCCATCTGATAGCTGTATATTTGGATCTGCGCCATGATCTAATAATAATTTAATATTTTTCGTAGATGGATCGTACCATGCTATGAAATGTAGAGGAGTAGAGCCATTTGAAATCTGTATAGTTGGATCTGCGCCATGATCTAATAATAATTTAATAGATTCCGTAGATGGATTGTACCGTGCTATGAAATGTAGAGGAGTCCAGCCATCTGATAGCTGTATATTTGGATCTGCATCATGATCTAATAATAATTTAATACATTCCGTAGATGGATTGTACCGTGCTATTAAATGTAGAGGAGTGACACCATTTGAATCCTGTATATTTGGATCTGCGCCATGATCTAATAATAATTTAATAGATTCCGTAGATGGATTGTACCGTGCTATGTAATGTAGAGGAGTCCAGCCATTTGAATTCTGTATAGTTGGATCTGCGCCATGATCTAATAATAATTTAATATATTCCGTAGATAGATCGTTTTGTGTTACTAAATGTAGAGGAGTATAGCCTTCTGAAGTCTGTATATTTGGATCTGCGCCATGATCTAATAATAATTTAATATATTCCGTAGATGGATCGTGCCATAATATGAAATGTAGAGGAGTATCGCTATTTGAATCCTGTATATTTAAATTTGCATCATTACTTCGAATTAATAATTGTATTTTGTGATTATTAGGATTTTCTTTCTTTAATTCGTTAAATATTTCCATTCCTACAAGATTTTTGCGTTCTTGAACATATTCTTCTGCGCTTTTTTCATGAATAATGGGTTCGACATATTTTTGTATACGTTTATTTGCAAGTGATAAATTAAGACGATCACTTTGTGACAATTCTGTATTACGTGCAATTTTTGACCAAATTTCTGGTGGTAATGGCGGCATTCGTGCATAATTAACGTTAATAACATATGTATTAACAATAATATGTGCTAAATCATTAATATTCTGTGCACCAAAATGAGAAAACATGACTTTAATTTCTGGAGACGGCAGTTGTGATAAATCCTCAGAAAATTTTAAATATAAATCGTCCATTATAATATGAAAATATAGTGATTTCGCATTCATAATTAACTGAGTTGGACTTTAGAAATATAAATATTTTTAATTAATAAATGATTCGTGATTCGTTTATTAAAAATTTATATACATTTCATAATGGCGATTTAAATGATATGTTTACATATTTTAGAGTTAATAATATAAATGATTTGGCTAGTATAATTATTAATAATTATACTGGAATTGCAAAGATCGATTATGCATATATGCCTCCTTCTCCGGCGGCAAGGGAGAGGGAGGCGCGGTGGCAGGAAGGGGGGAGACTGGGATGTAATGATTTGATTTATTATTCTAAAATGGGATACACACAATTGGTTGATCTATTAATAAGGGATAAAGGTATAGATCCATCATGTAATGGCAATTTAGCGATCGAAAAAGCAGAAGAAAATGGACATCTCGAAACCGTGAAACTATTATTGGATGATGACCGAGTCAAAGACATAGTTTTATATGAAAAATATCCAAAAAATGCCTATGATATGGCAATGTTAACCGAACCAAAAGAAGAACATGATTTAATTAACCATGCTGAGTCTGGTGATGGTCCAGCTGTATATCACTTAATACAAGCTGGTGCAGATCCATCCTATTTAGATAATTTAGCAATTGTAAAAGCAGAAGAAAACAATCATATGGAAATAGTTGAATATTTATTAGGAGATAATCGGGTTAGTTCTTTGGTACTTGAATACCAATATCCAGAACGTGCGTATCATATGTTGCTTGATAATGATGATGATTTTGAATCTGATTCAGATATGCAAATATCTCCAGTACTGGAAGATGATGTATCAACAGATATAGAAATGGATGTAGAAAGTGTAAGTAACGATTATGAAGAAAATAGTGATTCTGATACAGATATTGAAAGTTAGAGTTCAAGTCAATGCTACATATATAACTGGTTATAAATAAATTTAATATAATTACGTTGATAAACTATATTAAATCTGAACATACAGACTATTTTGTGAATGGAACTATATCACTGCATCCAGTGATATAAATATTTACAAACAATAATGGATTTAGGAGACGATGACTCCAAAAGTATCGTCGATATAATTTATGATAATAGTACTAAATTTATTGTAGAAACTACAACTGATTTTTTAAATACATTTGTTGCGTCTGATCTTTATAATCCACAGCTCGTAAATTTAATAAAAAACTCAATTCAGTCATCTAATTCAACCCAAATCGGTGAAAAATCCGGATTTGGAACAATTTATATGATAAAAGACGCAGATACAAACGCGGACACCGACCCCGCATCAATTGTTGTAAAAGTCCAGAAAATATGCAATGTAAACATGACTGACCCCAAAGCATCTAAATTATTAAAGGATACTTGTACATTCGCCCTTACAGGGGATCTCATCTACAAAATTCCAAACAGTTTGGAGCAAAAAACTACAATATTTGCCCCCAATTATATATTAGAGGGCATTATTTCTATATTATTGGGGTCAACAACCGAAACGTATACACCATCATTTTCACAAGTTTATGGTATTCAATATGATTCGACTGATTATGCAATGTATACAATTATGGAGCCATTGGAGCAAATTTATGAAGTGGTATCTGATTCAAAGTCGTTGAATTATTATATATTCCAAGTAATTCAAGCACTTGACACTGCTCAGAAAAATGCCCGATTCACACATTATGATTTACATCCAGGGAATACAATGGCCAAAGTGTATGATGTACCGGCAATAAATGTATATCAGCTGCCAGATGGCCGATTTTTACACACATTCTTTAATTTTGATTCAATGATCATTGATTATGGCTTTTCTCGATATGAAACATCCAACGACGTTCTTATACCTCGACTTGTTTACAAACCTGCATCCAATGAACGGTTGGACGTATTAAATAATTACAGTTTCAATCCATTTTATGATATTTATGTATTTTTGGTTACATTGATACAGCGAATCGATGAATTCGAAAGTCTGCCATCTGATTCTGTACTTTTTGTAAACGAATTGCTAAAATCTTTTTTGAATGGCCATGAAATGGATGGACAGCCATCCATGTATTTTAATGAAAGAAATAAACATCGGGCAAAAGCCGAAATGTTTTCAGAGGGATTTCTTGCTCTTGACACACAATCAATGATGGTATTATTGGTGTCGATTATTGAAAAACAACTACCAGAGCTCGGCGCCGGTGAATCTGTTGTTGATTTTTTGAGATCCAATAAATTTTATGTATCCGATACAGTGAATGTGACAGAAGCTGACGCGGTTGCTGCTGGTACATCGGTTTCGGTATATACTCAAATTCCAATGTCTGAAAGAATGGGCACTACATTTTTCCCTACCAAATTTAAAGAAACCGACAATTTCGACAATAATAATATTTACATTGATTCAGGTATTTACGGTGGTGATGCAATTTATCATATTGCCGACATTGACCAATCGACAGCAATCAAAAATGGATATCAGTTTAATATTGATTGCTGTCGATTAGATCTCACAAGTTTTTTCCAAAGATCTAAATTTAAGGGTGCCGGAGGAATCGCGATGAACGCATCATTTTTCAATATAAAATCGAATTTTTTGCCGGTAGGTGAATTTAAAAATGCAGATATTACCTCTGTGTCTAATATTCCCGAAAAATATGCAAATTTTTATACAGGAGTCGGTATTAACTATGATGGAACAATTGAGGTGTCGAATAATTACCGGGATTTTGAGCAATTAGTACAAGTGGGGCCATTATTGGTTGAAAATGGGCGCATACCTTTTGACTTTTCGGAAAATGTGATTGGGGACGATGGTAATCGGTTGTTTGCATCCAGAAAACCTAAAAATGCCGCAGAAAAAACCCAAAAATATTTTAAAGACGGATATGCGAATGTCGATCAAATTTCACCGGGAGAACTTTCACACGCAACTAATAAAAATCCAAGATCGGCAATTGCGATAAGACGTGATGGATCTCTTTTGTTTATTTATGTAGAAGGACGGAATGCGCGCGGGGATGGTGTTACTTTGAAAGATTTGGCGGAACTTTGTGCCCAACATGGTGCACATGTCGCCGTTAACATGGATGGTGGACGTAGTTCTAGATTTTTGTGGAAAAAACCACATGAACATATTATTTATAATTGTAACGAAACAAGAAATGATGCATATCCAGTTGGAACAATTTTGTCGCTCACTGGACGCATTAGGTAAATAAACAGTTATAACCAACTCAGTTTAATAATACATTTTGATATAAATGTATTATTTACAATTTATTATTTTCCGTGGCTTTTCAAAAAAGTTGCACTTGGGTCATCTACTGTTTCGTTCCATTTTGGCATCCAGTAGTGTTCAATATTAATTCGAGGAATAGACCCATACATGGAATTATACAACGAATAATAAAATTTAGCTTCTGCAGTATGTGGCAATATATGGTCCACTTCTTGTATATTTGCATTTTTCGCCGTTAATTTGAGCACCTTTACACTATTATATCCAACCCCGTCACTAAATGCTTCTTTTTGTCTGTAAAGAACTGAATCCGGTAAATATCCTTCGAATGCTTGTCGTAGGAGATATTTCTCCATTGGTTTCTCGCGCATATGTGCTACATCACATCCCATTACAAAGTTCAAAAAGTCATGATCTAAAAATGGGACACGTAATTCGAGTCCATGTACGCTAATTGTACGATCCGCGCGCAATACATCATATTTGTATAATTCATCCACTAATCTTTCAGTTTCTCGGCGAAATTCAGAAGCTGATGGCGCATCATGGAAATATAAGTATCCTCCGAATATTTCATCGCTGCCTTCACCCGACAATACGACTTTTACATCCGTATTTTGTTTTATATAATGTGCAATCAGATACATTGGGATGCTGGCCCTAATAGTTGTGATATCAAAGGTTTCACACGCGCATATCACAGGACGGATTGCCTCAACAATGGTACTTTCCGTAATGATAACTTTATGATGTTTGTGGAGCGGATTGGGGTATTTCTTGTGAATCCATTCGACAACTCGATCTGCCGCCAATAAATCCGGAGACCCTTCGAGGCCAATGCTAAATGAAACAATCGGAAGGCCTGTACTTGCAGCAATTGACGCAACGAGACTCGAATCGAGCCCGCCACTAACAAGAAATCCAATCGATCGATCCGACAATAATCTTTTTTTGACAGCTGCTGTCAATAATTCGCGCACAATCGTTGCAGTTGTTGTGTAATCGGCTTTAAAAAGTGGAACTGATCGTTTATTTACCGTTGTAATACTTCCAGGTGAAAAAATAGTATTTGTAACGTCGTCTTTGGATTCTACAAGTGCCTTTTTTGGTGCTTTTTTGTTGGATTTTACTTTTTTAGTTTGCAACGTTAATTCAAAAACGGTATTAGGGCGGAAATGACTTGTAGTTGGATCGGATCCCATAGCTTTTGCTTCGCTTGCAAAACAAATGGTTTGTGTGTCAACATTCATTGCCTTGAATAGCGGACGTACACCTATCCTATCGCGCGATACCATGATTTGATGAGTCTTTGAATTATAGATCAAAAATGCAAAGACACCATCAAGTTCCTCAATTTTCAACTGGTTTGTCAAATACAACCGCAGTATGATTTCACAATCACTGCCAGTGGTACATTCTACTCCATATTTTTTCGACAAATGAACATGATTATAAATTTCACCGTTGCATAGTAAATAAACTCCATTATCTTGTAAAATATGGTTGGCAGTCGAATTGATGCCGTTGATTGCAAGACGATGAAAGCATAAATATGCAGTATAGGTTGCATTTTCGATGGTTATTGTTTCTGTATAATCGGGACCCCGGTGTTTTAATGTGGAGCAGTTTACATCAAAATCTTCTTTTTGTTGAATTTTGATGGCAGTGATGGTTTCGGCGTCGGTTGATTGTGAGGTATTAGCATGTTTTATGAATTTAGCATATATACCACACATTATTAGTGGGGGTATATTCTAACTCTGTAATATATTCACTTTGTTATTGCTGTTGTCGCCGGATGATGTGTATTCTGAATCCAGAACCAAAGTGAATATATTGTGGACATTGAAAAATTAAATGATAATGCTAAGCACCGGCCGAATATTAGCCAAGGAAATTATAAAAAATAGTATTAATACGAAATCAGTGCCAAATTTGCTTAAAAATGTAATGAAATCCGGTTTGTTTATAAGCGCACTTATATTTCCAGCCGAATATATATATTTATCACACAAATTCAACGACTATGACTCCAAAACGCCTGAGAATGTTATTAACAAGCCGAAACATACAATTTATGGGCATCATAAGCTTCACAAGGACGGTGTGTTGTTTGCATGTACGACAACTAGCTTATATTATGGGGTATTTGCACCGATTACAGTCCCATTTGATATTATTACTGCATGTATGTATAAAGTGAAATAAACGGTGCGTATTGTGTAAACAAATAATGGATCCTCACCAACAAACAGTATGTATATGTTGTGCATGTAAACACATTCAAACGATTTCTACTAATATGAATTTATCGTGTGAAAAATGCAAGGGGCGGGTATTTCAAAAACAAAGGTCAAAAATCCCAATTTTATACAAAACCGATTAATTTCGTCAACCCACAAAAATGTGTAAAGATTTTTTTTTAATTAAAAGCGAATATTTGTATATTATTTAATAAAGTCCAACTCAGATAATTATAGCCGTGAAATTACTATATTTGTATGTTATTTAACATACAAATATATACAAACTATGTCGTTTAATAATTGAGTTGGACTATAATATACAAATATATACTTTGTATATACGTTATAAACGAGTTGGACTTTAAAGATTTTTAATTACACGAGGGTACCAATTTTGTTCCAAGAAGATATTTAAAATCTTCATTTTTCTGACCGCAGTGGTAGAGATTAATATCAAATACCAAAACGTCACAAATGTCAATTTGGGGTGTAAAAAGTGTATCGTCGTCAATTTTAAATGTTGTTGATGCTAATGAATCTCCTAAATATATTACAATTTTATATTTTTCGTTATTAGTGCGTACGTCATAATGCCATTTGATCTGAGTTCCCGGTAAATGTTTTGTAATCGTATGACAATTTGAAAAATCTAATGATTCGTTTGTTAGTCTCTCTACTATATTTTTAATTTTAGTTAATATGTCTTTAATTGGACCTTTGACCGGTTTCTTACAAATGGTTTGAATTCGGGTCGCATTATGCTCTTTGGCTTTAATTTCTATAAGATTTTTTAAATGGGTAGCAAGATCCTTTGGAATTGCATTTTTAAAATGCAAAATCTTAGCATTATTACCATATACAATTGGGTCATCATTCATGATTTTGAAGTTGTGACTGGAATTTAAACTGGTATGATGATTCCGCGTTCTGATAAAATCACTTTATAGCCTGTGTATATTAGCGAATTGAAGTCGTTATTAATATTCAATACTAAAGTGAATAATAATTGTCTGTCATCATATTCTACTAATACGATGTCGACTGCTACGGCCACCCCCAAAAAACCTCCAAAACATCAAATATTCGCAGATTGTATTGAATACACGCTCGATCCGTATTGGCGCAAGCAATTAGAAGATTTTTCAAACAATAAATTCCCCAAAAAGTGTACTTATAATGGCGGAATCATTACATATAAAGTCAACAAAACCACTTCTATCCGGTGTATACTAAATATTGAAGAAGATGATCCCATTCAATTGCTGAATTGTATAAAAGAATTTATGTATAAAAATGCAGGCCTGCAATCAGATCGTGAACAAGCACATCAAAATGAAATTGTTAATAATCGGGGTGGTTTGGAAGAGTTTGATGTTTGGAAAAAACTCAAAAAGAAAAACGTCAAAGAACCCATCATTAATGCGTATATATTAAAGTTACAAGACAAATACAACCTTGATGATGCCGAGCTATTGAAATTAAACAATATGTTGAAATTGTCTTTTGAAATAAATTCGATTGACAGTACAAATATAGAATATGATGGTGAAAATGCTAAAATTGATAATATCGACAATGTGGAATTCAATCCAGATACTCGGACTTTTACAATATCAAATCACAAACCCGTAAAAATCAATTATAAAAAGGCATTGAAAATTAGTCCCCTTGAAAAATGGAAGAAATTGCAAAAATCACGGAATGCAATGGCTGCGAGCGTTCGAGAAAGTATAGACGAATAATGATTGTTGTGTTATGACATTATTGTGATAATATTATAGTATGATAATTAAATGCACTATCTGCTTGTACAGCGGCAGAACTTCATTTGCAATGAACAGACAAGGGATATAACGACGAATTTCTATTCAATTTGATATTTATATGTTATAATGAGAATTGTCGGCTCACTAACAACTATACCAAGTCGTATTAACAGTTTAATACCTACTTTATTATCATTATCAACACAAACAGTGCCTCTCGATCAAATATATCTTGTTATTCCAAGAGTTAGTAATAAGGAAACAGCAGAGTATAAAATACCAACTATTATATATAGTTATGCAAAAATAATTATTGTTAATAAAGATTATGGCCCGATAACAAAACTAATTGGGCCATTAGATCAGGAAAATGATCCCGATACTAGAATCATTACTTTTGATGATGATATTATTTATCCTGAAAATTTGGTCGAATATTTATTAAAAAAATCTAGTACCCAACCAAATTCAGCTATAGGTACAGCAGGTATTAGAATTGGGTCATTTCCTTCATATCTATCTTTTGCAACTAATTATGATAATTCTCAAAATCATTGGTATAATTTTAAACCATCAGAAAACGGTGACAACGTTGATATTTTAGCTGGATATGCTGGGAATCTGTTTAAACGGAGATTTTTTCCAATTACGACAACAGAAATAATAAATCACGCATTTGAAGAATTAGACGTATTTAAAAATGATGATGTATTGATATCTAGTTATTTATCAAAAGCGGGTGTTCCAAGAATTGTGTACCCAGGTCCTAGTATATTACGCCGCGAAATAAGCTATAATGATGGGTTATCTAATAATTTGTATAATTTTGTCCGCAGTGCATATTCTGCAATTAAATTTTGTGAACGAAAAGGGTTGCTTTCAGAGCGTGTAAACGTACAATGGTGGAAAACAGTCACCGGGCCATTTGCATTTGGAATATTGGTAATAATAATGGCAATAATTATATATAAATGTAGCATATTTTCAAGCGTAGCACCAATTTAGTGTTAACTAAAAAATATCAGTTAATTGTCTAAAACTTGAACCAATTAGTAAGTGTTTAATATAATTGTAACACGATTATATTAAATACATGTTCTGAACAATGCATGTTCTGATATTTAATATAAGATGGAGAAGAAACATGGCAATGAATGGGTACCAGGACGTCCAGATGAACCCGATGGCGACGATTTGCTGTGAACGGAACCATTAAAGTGAATAAAAATCCAAAAAATATACATTAAATATCCAAGATATCGATACTAATAACATAAAAACAAATATTCTGATGTTATTATGTAATATTCGATGAAAAGTGAAAATATAGGATGCATATACTGAGATTCCAGTAATGGTGATACCTCAAGAACGATTTATAGAGGCTGTAATAGATGGAAATCATAAAATTGTAACACTTTTATTAACGGATTCGCGTGTCGATCCCAGTGATATGAATAATGACGCAATTCACTGGGCAGCAGAAAATGGACATCTGGAAGTAATAAAACTCTTATTGGTGGATCTACGTGTCGATCCTAGTGATAATGATAATTCTGCAATTCGATGGGCTGCAAGAAATGGACATCTGGAAATTGTAAAGTTATTATTGGCGGATCCGCGTGTCGATCCTAGTGATAATGATAATGATGCAATTCAATGGGCTACAGAGTCTGGACATCTTGAAATTGTAGAACTATTATTAAAAGATTCGCGTGTCGATCCCAGTGATTATGCAATTCGATATGCTGCAGAGGCTGGACATCTTGAAATTGTAAAGTTATTATTAAAAGATTCGCGTGTCGATCCTAGTGATTGGAATAATCTTGCAATTCGATTTGCTACATACAATGGACATCTTGAAATTGTAAAATTGTTATCATCAGATCCGCGCGTATTTTTTTCATCAGAACCCTATACCAAATCTAATAACATAAAAATAAATATTCTGATGTTATTATATAAATGAATTAAAATTATTGATTTTTATAAGTATAACTACAATAATTTCGAGAAACAGTGAATATACTAGTTATACATATACGTACTTCCGGTAATGTCGATACCTCAACAATTATTTGATGCTACAGGTCGTGAACATCTTGATGCTACAAAATGTGAATATATAATAGCATATTATAATGGATGTGAAAATAAAAAACAAATCCCCTGTAAATCAATTATTAATAAATAATATAGCAAATGCTGCGTCAAATAGTTCTTCTATCATTTCGCTTGCTACAATATCTAATAAATATGCATATTATATTATAAATTCCCGTTTTTTAGTAAATCCCGTCATTCATTTCAATTGGTTTTGTAAATATGGATATACAAAATACGGTCGTTACATATTACATCGATATTCAGGGTATTTGTCACAAAT